AAAAACTAGCAGAAGCTCTATCTTACAGAATATCTGACATACTTCAATATTCTGATTTTGCTGAAGATTTTGCTAAGATGATTGGTAAAAACAATTTCGAGATAGTAAACGAGATAATGTCATTACACCTACATGATTTTGGTATATTCATAGAAATAGAACCAGATGAAGAGGAAAAGCAAAAACTAGAGCAAAACATTCAACAATCTATTCAAGCTGGTCAAATAGGACTAGAAGATGCAATAGATATTAGAGATGTTAAAAACACAACCTTAGCAAACTCTTTACTCAAGATAAGAAAAATGAAGAGAGAGAAGAGGGAGATGGAGAAACAGAAACAAGCTATCCAGATGCAAACTGAGTCTAATACTCAATCTGCGCAAGCTGCCTCACAGTCCAGAATGCAGGAAGAGCAAATGAAGATGCAGGCTGACGCTCAAATGCAGCAAATGAAAGCTGAACTTGAGATGCAAAGAATGCAAGCTCAGATGCAAATAGATGCTGAAATTCTCAAGATGAAGCATCAATTTGATATGGAATTAAAACAAATGGAAGCTGAGCTTTTTAAGGGTAGAGAGGAATATAAAGAGGATAGAAAAGATAAAAGAACTGACAAGCAAGCTTCTCAACAGAGTAAGCTTATTCGTCAGAGAAAAGAAAACTTACCACCAGTAAACTTTGAAGATGAGGGCGCTGGTAATCAAATTATGCAAAATATTCAATCTATGATGGGCCAACAACCTAGTGGTATGCCGCCTATGATGGGTCAAGAAAATGTATAGTTTTTTTAATTAATTTTGCAGTATAAATTTAAATTTAATCTATTATGAGTGACGTAAATCAAGATGTCGACTTCAAAGTTGACTTATCTAAACCTCCTGTAAAAAAAGGGGAAGAAGATAAAAAAGAGCAAGAAACTGCCGAAGTCGGAAGTGAAAACACGACAAACTCGGAAGTTCAAGAAGAAAAAGCTCCTGAGCAACAGCCAGAAGCTGAAGAAAATATTAAGGCAGAGGAAGAAACCTCTGCTAAAAAAGAAGCTGAATCGCCTCAAGAGCAAAAGGAGGTAAAGGTTTCTAAAGAAGAAATAATTGCTGAGTTCCTAACTAGTAAATACAGTATGGGACTTGAGGAATTAGAAGACGTTCTTTCAAATAAAGACAAAAACAAACAAGAGCTTCCTGAGGAGGTTGAAAAGTATTTGCAGTACAAAAACGATACTAAGCGTGGCTTAAAAGATTTTGTAAAAGCAAACGAAGATGTTTCTGAATATGAGGAAACAACTTTACTGCGTGAATACTACAAGCAATCAAATCCTGAGCTTGACGATTCTGATATCGATTATTTGATAGAAGATAAGTTTACTGTAGACGAAAACACTGATACAGAGAAAGACGTCAAGAGGAAGAGTCTTGATAAAAAGCAAGAGCTACATAAAGCTAAGCAGTATTTTGAGCAAATGAGGGATAAGTATAAAGCACCACTTGAGTCAAGTACGGATGCACTACCCGAAGATGTCAAAAAGGCTGTTGAGTTTTATCAGCAATACAATGATGAGTCTACGAAACAACAAGAGGCTGCTTCTAAACAAAGAGAAATCTTTCAGAAGAAGACATCAGAGTTTTTTAACGATAAGTTCGAAGGTTTTGAATTTAATTTAGGCGATAAAAAACTTAGTTTTAAGCCAAAAGATGTTAATGAAGTTGTAAAACAACAATCAGATTTAAACAATTTTATTAGCAGACATTTGGATAGTGAAGGCAACTTGAGTGACCCAAAGAGATATCATGCTGCTCTTAACATGGCTATGAACCCAGAAGCTTACGCTAAGTTCTTTTATGAGCAAGGCAAGGCAGATGCGGTAAATGAAGTTGTTAAGGATGGCAAAAATATCAAAATGGATGTACGTTCAAATGTTGATTCATCGAAACCCGGGACTAAATTTAAAGTCGTCAATGACGGTGCTAACTTTGGTCGTGGGCTTAAAATAAGAAAAAAATAATTTTAAAACCTTAAACATTTTACAAAAATGGCACAAACTATTAATTTTG